GCCAAGGTGTCAGGTGCTGTGAAATCGTGCAGGGTAAGGGTATCAGCGACTGTCGGAATACCCTGATAATAGATATTGGTCCCTTTCATGGAACATTCCACGATTGTTCCAGAACGATCCAGCTCAGGGTAGCGGTTCAAGAAGGAAAGAAAGGATTCGTTGATCTGGACCATAAGTCCAGTAGCCGCACTGACAACACCAAAAAGATTCCGGCTATAGTCGTTCGGCATGGCCACATAGGGGAGCGTGGTCGATGTGGTTACTGTGTCGGACGTTGCCAGGTTGGGAAGAGGGGGAGAAAAGACCCGGGTCCGATCCGGATAATAGACATTGGTTCCGCCAGCAATCCGGCGCAATCCACGGTTCAAATAAGAAAGGATGGTCTCGTCAGAGAAAGATGAATCCTGGATGGCCTCCGACACGAGATCCGTAAGCTCGCTGACTGTCGCCATGGTATCGTCTCATCATCATGATGTCCACGCCTCTGTAGGCTCCAATCTCGCGTCACTTACAGACTGTTTATCGTGCTTTGGCTTTACCTTGTAATCCTGCGGATCACGAGGCCCGTCATAACAAGTGTCCGAACATACCAACAGTCCGTTCCACGTCTTCCGGCACTCCGAGCGGTAACGCCGAAAACCGCAGATGTCGCAGACCACATAATGGTCTCCAGACTTGTACGTCACGGATACACCTCATCATCTGGGGGTGGCGAAGAGGGGAAGGAGGAAGCAGACCCCTCTTCGCCTGGGGCGGCTATGGCGGTCTCCGGCAAGAACCCCATGGCCTGACCGTTCGGGCCGCGCTCATAGGTTACATACGGGACGCTCAACGGCCTCCCTCCTGTCAGCTCAAGGTAGGATGCATCTCCATGCCTTGCAGCCCATTCAACCCACGACCGCTTGACCCTCAATCTCAGGTAATCCGGCTCATGATACGACCCATCATCAACCGGGTATACAACGCATCGCTCGATATAATCCTCAAGCTCACGCTGCTCATCGGTAATTGTCCAATTCAAAGATACCGGGAAGGCCTGCTCCATTTCCGTGCACCCACGCTTGAGGAGAACCTTCACCCCAGGCCCGAGCAACTCTTCCAGGTCCCTTCGAACCGTATCCAGACAATCCAGCCCCTGCTCCACGTTCGTGTTGTACCAATAGGCCCCATAGAGCCCTGCCGTATACTCCCTTCGCTCGATACCGCACTTGGAGGGGAGTCCTTTGGATAACTGATAATCCAGCACCTTGAACAGCTCCACAACGGTCCTTGGCCTGGCTACAACCTTCCAGCAGGCCTGGCACCGGGCCGGAACGATGTGGAAATGAGGGAACATCACATCCGAATACAAGCTGCACCGACTGTTCTCAACGCGCCTGACTTGTATCCACGGGGTTCTCCACACGTTTCTGACAACAAATTCTATCTTGCCGTCATCATTGATAAAGCAAGCCCCCTTGTCCATCAAGGGTTGAAGAGCGCCCAGGACATCCTTGCGATCATCTGCAAAATAATCGAACCCCATGAATCCCCTATACATGTTTCTTTACAAAAATGCAAGGCGGTTTTAATCCTGCAACGGATGGCTAAACCCGTTGCAGGATTGCAATAAAGGTTACGCTGTCTGAATCGGGATCCCGGCCGCAGCGCCGGTGGCATCCGGGGTATAACCCTGGATAAACACGCCGGTTGTCGTGCTCATGGCCGTAGCAGCATTCATGCTGACACAATCCCACAGGAGAACCTCTCCAACGGTCAACGAAGACCCAAAGGCCACGTTCTGAGCGGGCACTGCCGCAGCGATCTTCGAGTTGCCGAACAGGCAGCTCTTGAACACGCAGAACCGCTCAATGTCTGTGGCATTGGCCCCATACGCGAACCGATTGGCAGAGTTGGAACTCTTCCTCCAAAGGATGCAGTTCTCGAACCACGCATCCCGGGTTACCTTGCCACTCCCGGCCAGACCTGCTGTGAACAGCACATTCGCCCTGATGATGGCCCCGGAAATGCCATTGGCGCTGGACCCGATGGTGCAGCCATAGAAGAACGGGCTGTCGCCGTTGCACACCAGCTCGGCAGCGCCGGTCTGATCCAGGTCGGTGTCCTTGTAGATCTCACAGTTGACCATCTGGGTGTACTCACCGCCTTCCACAAAGCAGTAGATCCCCTGGGCAACCGTATTTGAATTCATGAACTTGATGTTCCGAAAGACATTGCGGATTCCAGTATTTTTGATCGTCCCGATGTCCGTTGCAGCGGTAGTCACTCCCAACGAAACCTTGGCGTTCTGACCGTAATATCGATCTCCGCCATCCAGGCCGATGATCGAGAGACGGTTCTTGGTAATGTCCAGCATCTCGGTCAGAACATGGGTAGAATTCCCGACCAGCACAATAACGTCATTCTTGTTGGTGGTCACAAGGTCATAGGCCTTGTCAATCGTCTTGAAGGCATGCTGGGCCGTGTTGCTCTTGACGCTGTACCCATCGCTGCCGTTGCCATAGTCCACAAAATACACGTTCCCCTGTGTGGCGGGGATCCCGCCTCCACCCATAACCGGAACACCAAAACTCGCAACCCCATTCGGAAAATGTGTCAAACCCATTTCTCACTCCTTCTTGGAACGCTCCCGCGCCCGGCGGATTTGCACCGCTGCTTACCCATCAAGAATTGATAAATGCCCCTGGTGTTACCCAGGGGCAGAACATTACAAATTACTGGTTAACCTCCAGGTGTCCCGTAGATCCCGCGAGGATCGGTCCACCCAACGCTGAACCGCATGGTAGCTTTGAACTTGGCATTTTCCGTGTCAAAGTCATTGTCGGTCGCGAAGGCATCGGCCCGACGCTCGAACAGCTTGAGGCCGTCCGGGATGTCGGTCAAAAGGAACCACGCATCGGAATCGGTCAGGTAGTTGTTGACAACGTACCCTTCCCGAATCTTGCCCAACACGCGAATCGCGTTGATGTCGTTGTTGGCATTCCCCGGCTGCTGGATGCTCTTCAGAATCCTGGCCGCCTCAAACTCCAGGGCGGGCGGGATGATCAGCTTGGTAGGCAGGACCTTAATCAGCAAACCTCGATCATTGCGGAAATCCGCAATATCGATGCATGCTTGCTCAAGGGCTGCTTCACTCAGGTCGGCCGCGACGGTCGGCTCATTGGCCCAGGTACCACCCGACTTGTACGGATGGTCCGTGGCGCAAAGCTCCTTGCTGCCGGTACCGGTGTACGAGTTGCTGAACGCCCGATTCAGGACATTGGCACAGACGATCTCCTTGGTCTGGCGCATGGAATACGCCAGGGCGGTCGCCCTCCGGAGCCCGATCTCCGCGTACTGGTTGTCATCGAACATCTCCCTCGTGACAATAAACCCGATCCCATAGGTAACATGGGTATACCGGGTGGTGAAGCCCTGCTCCATGTCATCGTAGGTGATGCTGCCGCCCTCGGTTTTCACCTGGGCGAGCCCGAACCCGGTAACACCGACTTCCTCTTCGAAAGCCTTGGTTGAGTTGTACTTCTTGAAGATGGCAGGCCACTGCGGTTTGTACTCGTTGTAGGCCATGCCATACCATTTGCGAACTCCCGGCCAAAGTGCCTTGGCAAAGGAGGCAGTTGTCATAATAGCCATGTTATATCTCCCCCTTTCCTATTAGGCACCAACCGTGCCGCGTTTGAAGAAGGCGCTGTTAAGCATGACCTTCCATTTGCAATAGCTGCCCATTGCGTTGTCCACCCGATCCACGATCCCGAGGATCTTGAAGGGATAGGTCGCACTGGCATCTGCGTTGGCTGAACTGGAATCCAGCTCGGCCGAAGAAAGACCGGTCACTGTGCTACCGGATCCGATAGATGCGAGCTTGATGCCCTGGCCGATATTCGCAGCCGCCAGGGATGCGGACGCATTGTCCTCCTGGGCCTCGAACACGACATTGGGATCATCCACCACGGCCACGTAGCAGCTCTCACTGGCAGCCTTGTACAGGCGGTCCAGGTCGGTTACATCCGCAGCCAGCATCTTGGTATTGCCAAACCCGATCGCAACACCGACCACAGCCTGCGAGGACGCAGACGCGATCGCGCAGGAGGGGACTTCCCCAAGAGTGTCCCCGGATCCGCCGTGCTTAACCGGGCTACCTTTGTAAATGGCCCCTCCGGAGGCATAGTACATGGTGACCTTGCCATTCCACGGGGTACCGTTTAGATACCCGATGGGCCTCAGCCCAAAGGCTGTGTCTCTATTTGCCATAATTATAGACTCCTTTCATCAGCGGCGATGAGAGGCGATCTTCATGTCTCCATAAGACCCGTCCACACCGCCACGGGTTCGTTGCATTTCCTGTTCATATGCGTCAACCTGACCCTGCTTCACAGCCTGGTCCTCGTTGTACCATTCTTCCGGAATCTCCATCAGGTACGCCCTCATGCCTCCGCCAACCTGCTTGCTCACAGGGGCTCCAACCTGACTCGCGTCACCTGCGCGTTTCTCGCCAGGGACCAAGTCAGCGTCCTGCACGATGTTGTACCCTGCCTCCTCGAATCGTCTGATCCGATCCTCACGGTCATTGACGACCCGGCGCACATATCCCGGCCTCCCCGGGTACTTGAGAACATCTTGTCGGCCAAGGGGTTTCCTCTTCGGACGCACTACCGGAGGGGTGGCAGACATGGGGGCATCCTCCTGCTCGGCATCCCTGAGCACGAACCCTCCAGTCGTCGCCACCACCACCACGGCTTTGCCACTCTTGGCCATCAGTTTGTTCGCAGCCTGTTTGGCCTCCGCTTCACTCTTGAACGCTTCGCTCATCTCAGCTCTCCCATCTTCGCCAAATCAGCGATATACTCTTCCTTGGTCATGACGCCCAGCTTCACGAAGCTGTTCATGGCCTCTCGTTGGTCACGGGTCAAGTCCCGCTCTGTAAACGTCCGCCGATCCGACATAGCAGGCCGCGCCCCCTCAACAGGATTGTTGATCTGGGCCTTGCCTCTTGCCGAGGTGTCCGTTTGGCCGAACATGCTCCTGACCTTCGCCCCAACTGTTTGGAGCCGCTTCTCGTATGGCAACCCCTTGTATTCCGGCAATTGAGACAGGTAATTCGCGTATTGCGTCATCTCCTCATTGCCATCCTGGTCTCCATAGGAATACCACGGATTGTCCTTGTGCCACCCAGCGAACACAGCACGAAGCTCCGAATAGTCCTGCTCCGTTGAGTCAGGGGTCTTGGGAGTGCTTGCCGCATACTCAGACATGGTAGCAATATCCCCCTCGATCTTTTCTACCTTTGCGACGTCTCCCTCTTCGATTGCTGCGATACGGGCCTGCTTCAGCTCGTCCACCTTTCGCTGGTACTCTGCCGCCTGCGCCTGGGATACAGAATCATAGTGCGCTTTGAGCGACCTGATCGTTGCATCCATCTTGGAGAGCTTCTTCTGGCTCTCCTTCATATCCTGGCGCATGGCCTTCTGGATGTCCTTGGACCTTCGAATGTACTCGTCCGGCCCCACGTAATCCGTCTCGTTCCCGGTAAACTTGTCCTTCGGCTTCCACCCCATCTCGGAGGCAAGCTCTTCAACCGTTATCCCTTTAGAGGCGGATCCTTCTCCATCCACATCTTCTGATTCCTTCATTTGCAGCGTATCCTTTATCGGCTGCGCTGGCTCCTGCCCGGTCTCTTCGACCATCGTATCTTCTATCATGTCATTCTCCTCCCGGCTTCCCGGGGAACTATTTCTTCTTCCTCACCACAGGAGTGACCTTATCGGGGACAAAACCATGGTCAATCGCATTCAGCAGCCGCTGCTGTTTCTTGGCCTTGGCCTTTGTAGTCCCCTTCGCCTTGACGCCCGAAGGCGTCGCCACCTGGTATTTACCAGAGCTTACCTTTTTCACTTTTGTGGGCATCTCGCTAATACATCCTCGTCATTGATGATACGATATTTCTTGTTGTTGTCATCCTCATCAGCCAACTCGAACCCGCCATACTTCGCAAACACAATTCGATCTCCGATTGACAAGGGTCCGTCCTGGAATGACAGGATTACCCCGGGTCCAATCGCTACCACCTTGCCC